TTGTGTACTATTTTTACCTTTATGAGCTAATCCAATTTTATCTTTGTGCTCTTGTGTAAAAATTCTTTTCTTAGGAATATAACTATTATCAATTGTAGAATCATAATCACTTTTATATTTAAAAATGTGATCTTTTATTTGATTAAATATTCCTTTACAACATCTACTAATATTACTTGTACTAGTTTTAAAATGTCTTGCTGCTGCAGAAATAGATTCAAAAGTATATTCTAAATTACCTTCAAAATCTAATGCAACAACTTTAAGTTGACTTTTTAGTGTAGCTTTTTTTATTTGCTCACTTGTCATTTTAAAACTAGGAATAACTCTACAAATATTTGTATTATTAAAACCATTTTTAAAACTATCAACATAATTTATCCACTTTTCTTCTTTTACTTTTAACTCATTTTCTGTACATACTTCAAGTATACCAATTTTAAAATTTGTAATACCGTACTTATTATAAGCTCTTTGTAATTTAAGAGAGTGATGACAATTTCTTCTTAAATAACTATTATGTCTTATTAATCTTGCTTTTATATTTAAAGCAGACCCAATATAACATTTATCATTACTTACACAATATAATATATAAATACCCATAGATTTTTCAAAAAATGTATCAAAGCTATAGAGTTTTGTGTGTACCTTTTCCAACACCCCATGTGTTGTACTCCCCTTCCGAGGGATAGTCGTTGAACCTTCATCATATGAGTTTTTATACTCACTTAGACACTTGGCTGCTGATTGCCCATTCTTAATCATAATTACCCTGGTTAAAGTTACTTATGACAAATATACAAATATTTTTAAACATTCATAATCTAATTTCTTGACTATTGTAGTTATTTGTCTTTAGGGGTTTCCAGCAATTAGATACATACAGGCTATTCAATAACCTGCACCATTAGGTAAAGTAGCAACAGTATCACCTGTAAAACCTTTTCCCATTGGAGTTGCTTTATACAATTTAATTGCAAGTGGCATAATCATAGTCTCTAAAGCAGTTACAGTATCTATAGTAACATACTTATAAGGGTTACCTGCTTCTTTAATTGCTTTACCAGTATCAAGTAACTCTTGTAAAGAATTAATTTTTACTTTTAAAGCATCTACATAATCTGAACCATTTTCCAAATCTATAATTAGATTGTTTTCAAGTCCGGCAAAAGCAGTTGTTTTACCAGTCTTTGGTTTTGAATAAACAAGTAACCTCTTTGGGTTAACTTGAGTAGCCATTACTTTACTTGTTGGAAGTACTATACTCATATTTCACTTTTTGTTTGTTTAATAATATCATTCAACCAAGGTCTTGCGCTTATAGGTTTCATAAGCATAATTGCTGCAAGATCTCTAATAGTTATTTCAGATAAAGGTGCATCTGCAATTTCTGTATTGTAAACCTCATCAAGTGATAACTTATCTTCTTTCTTAGGAAACTCTTCTTCAAAATCAGGAAATAAAGACTTCTGAAGTCTTGGCAGTTTCATATTTTCAACTGCGGCTTCAGCAGGTTCACCTACATCTTTTCTTTTTTGATATACATTATAAGGTATTTCAGTACTATCTTTAAGAACAGCACGCAATTCAGTTACAGGAATAGTATAAAGTTTGTAAGGTTCCCCTTTATAGTTTACACCTTCTTTCATCTCATACTCTTCTCCATAATAAGGATTGCTTTTATACTTAAACAATTGTCTATCAGAATTAAAAGGTACAATGTCAGTGACATTATCTTTTTCATCTTTAACATTGTCATAAAACTCAATGTATATATCAGTTCCTTTAGTTATTTCAGACTCAAAAAGCTGAAATTGCCTTTCTGCTTTACCTTTTACAAAGTAAGCTGTCTTAATAAGAAATGTAGGATCTGCAATACCATGAGCTCTAAATGTCTCCAAGTGTTGCGCAAAAAACTCTTTTTCTTTTTCTTTTCTCATATTCTATTTACATTTTAAATTGATACTTTTTTTGTTGCTTGTGCTGGTGTAGCTATTTCTACAATCCTCATGACTGTTCTATCTAGCTTAAAGAAGCTCATCCTTGTGGTACCATTTCTAGATTTTAGAAAGTGAAAGACTAATAAGTCTTCATCATTTATAATATATCTATCAGGTCCATACTGTCTTATCTTTCTTATAGAAGGTTTATTAATACCTAATACTACATCCGCATGCTGCAATAAAGCATCTGACCCGTATATATCTGAATCTAATATATAATTACCATACTCACCATCTCTCTGCCTATCAGGGTTATCTATATTTCTATTAAGCTGACTTAATACTACAAAAGCTACTGGATATTTCTTTTTCATCATAGTAAGTGCCTCGCCTAATGCTGAGAGCATCTCAAATTTATCCTTTTGTCCTTTTGTCAATCCAAATAATGTTGAATGATCTATACCTACAAGCATGTTAACATATGTACCATCTGGTCTTTTGAATTTTTCAAATTCATAATGAATAGTAGCACACATTTCATCAACAGAACAAGAATCATATAAAACTCTAGTAAGATCATGCTCAATAGATTTTTCATAGTACTCAACACATTTGTCATAGATTGCCTTATCCACCTTCACCCCATCTTTACTCATTAATGTATTATAATCAGCACCGGTTTCTAAACTTAATTTTCTTACTCCACTAGTTTCATCTACCATCTCAAACTGAAACTTAAGTATTCTAAACTCTTGATCAGGATTTTGGACAATAATGTCATTAAATAACTGCTCTAAGAATAAAGTTTTACCAGTTCCAGGTCTAGCACCTACTACGGTGATAGTTCTCCATTCTAATCCATCACAAAAAGCATCATTAAATTTGGGCCAAGCGCTTTTAAGAGATTTAATATCTCCATTTCTCCTGCCTTTCATTTTAAGTATTGCTTTTCTTAAAGCATCTCTTTCACTTACAGGCAACAAAGGCCTGGCTCCATTAAATAATTCTGCCATTTTATTAAGAATTTATTGTTACTTGGTTTTTTGCACGGTTATACACTTCATGCAATACTGTTATTACACACTCAATTAAAAAGAACTTCCAAAAAGGCATTGGCATAATTAATAAATCTACTATGCAATAACCAATCAGTGTTCCAAATATTGCTGCAATAATTAACATTCCTTTTCTCATACTACTTTTTCTTTAAAATAAGAACCGCCTTCTCCATCAAGGGTTGTGTTTAATAATTCACAATATGTAGCTAAATCTGATTCAAAACTTTTATCTATGTTTTGTCTCCTAACAAAATATTGGGAGTTTCTCATATATTCATAGTTTCTTACACTATACTCATCTACATACTTTTCTGTTGCTTTTAGGATTGTATCCCAGTCATAATCATAATTCTCAAAGAACCATCTAAATCCAGTCTCCAGATTTTTGGCATTTACTCTTGCATATTTACCAGAGTTAAGCTTCCGATTAGGAAATATTTCTAAATATTCCTTAATCTTTTCAAAGAAGCTATTACCCATTAAGTCTGTTGAAGTTTTCTTTTTAGTTCTTTTGAAGAACCCATTAATTTCCTCCATAAAGATAATACTTTTGCTTGTAAGTTGCAACTTTTCATCAAGCCAGTGGTCTTGTTGCAGCCTTTTGCACTCAAGTTCTTTATTAACAAAATTAGTAGGGACAATTTTTTCTTTTATACAATGCAAAACATAATAAGTATTTGGTGTTATGTTCTCTTTTATCAACCTTTGAAATATCTCTGTCATTACCAAGTAATTTTTGCATTAAACTGTTTGTCTACAACTTCATTAATCTTAACAAATAAATTTTCTGAATCCCATCTCTCTTGTTTATTATATGCTGCACTAGCAGGATGGCTAACAAAAAACTTATGATTGTTATCATTAACTGTATCTGACCATTCTTGAGCTTGTTTACCCATATAAACATAAATAATTCCAGCTTCATTCCAGGTTAAATAATCAAATAGATAAGCCATAAATGGTTTCCAAATATTATAATGCTGTCCAATCTTTCCTACTGTAGTTGTAAGAGCTGTATTAACTAATAGGATACCTTGGTTTGACCATCTAGTTAAATCCACATCTAAGCTACCCGGATGACCATTATAAACAGTTCTGTTTACTTCATCAAGCATAAATTTTAAACTAGGTTGTAATTCCTTAGTATTGCTACAACTAAATGCTATACCGTCAGCAATATTAACACCAGGATAAGGATCCTGTCCTATAATAATCACTTTAAGTTCATTAACAGGACATTCTTCAAATGCTCTAAATATTTGTTTCAATGTAGGAGTAAATCTTCTACCGTCCATTGCTAATTTAGCAAGTTGAGTTATAATAG